GATCGATCCACTGTAGGCGGTTTTACAGCTGCCTACGATAAACTGCAATCTCCTGGGACAGTTACTCACGGTTGCAAGCCGTACTTAAAGGCTTTCGTTGAGAATTCCTACCTCAATCGAAAGTTTCAGTACGATTTGGCAACACGGGACCTGCTCGTCGAAACGACTTCAGGGAACCGAGTAACTTTTGTTCCGAAAAACTCTAAGACTGATCGATCTATTGCAGTCGAGCCTCGTTGGAATATTTTCTTCCAAAAAGGACTCGGAGCTTACATCCGGCGCCGCCTAGTAAAGTTTGGGATTGATTTAAATACTCAATCTCATAATCAATACTATGCTGGCGTGGGAAGTAAGGATGGCAGTTACGCCACAATAGACCTAAAGTCTGCCTCCGATACTGTCTCTCGTGAAATCATCTGGGATCTATTCCCGGTTGATTGGGCATTCATATTAGATGCTACTCGTAGTCCAACTGGAACCCTTGAAAAAGGGTGTCCTTTTAGGTATGAGAAGTGGTCTAGCATGGGTAACGGCTACACTTTCGAACTTGAAAGTCTGCTGTTCTATGCCATATGCTCAGCGTTCACTGACGATTTGTTAGTGTACGGGGACGATTTAATTGTCCCTACTGGTCATTATCACGAGATCGTAGATTCCCTCTCGTTTTTCGGATTCCAAACCAATATGGAGAAATCCTTCTGCTCGGGTCCCTTTCGGGAATCTTGCGGTTCGGATTACTTCAACGGGGTGCTATGCACTCCAATTTATTGGAAGGATCCTCTAAATGATAAAGGAACTTTACGACTGGTTAACCAAATCAGCAGCCTTGCTTCTCGCCTTGGTCACGGTCTTTCTCGTGATCGCCGCCTGCGCAGGGTTCATACTGACTTGGTCCACCGGCTTCCGGAGCATTTTCAAAGCAGAGGCCCCAGATCCATCTCAACTTGTGTCCACGATTCATTTGAAACATGGAATACTCGAAAAAGATGGGGCTGGTGCGGCTGGTTCGTCACCTTCTCAATCGAAACTGCCAAGCAGTTCCGGTTCAGAGATTTCGACTCGGCCTTAGGACACGC